CGTTGTCAATAAGGCAACTCCATCGGATAACGCAGCAGCTTCGGCTCTGTTCCTTAAAGTCTTCGCTGGTGAAGTTCTCACCGCATTTGACGAAGTAAACGTAATGAAAGACCTACACGTCTCACGCTCAATCGCGTCAGGCAAGTCAGCGTCCTTCCCAGTGACAGGTAAAGCCAACGCTGCTTATCACACTGTAGGTACACCTTTGTTGGGTACACAGCAGATTGCTCACAATGAAGTCGTTATCAACATCGATGACGTACTAATTGCTGATACATTTATTGCAAATATCGACGAGGCAAAGCTGCACTGGGATGTCCGTGCAGAGTACTCACGTCTCTTGGGCATGGCCTTGGCTAAAGAATTTGACACACGCACAATGCGCGTAGGTCTATTGGGCGCACGTTCCGCAGCAACCGTAACTGGTGGCAACGGCGGTACAGCTCTTGTGTCTTCAACATCTAAAACATCTGGCGCAGCTTTGGCTGCAGCTATCTTCGACGCAGCGAAAGCTATGGACGAGAAAGATGTTCCTGAGAACGAACGCGTAGCTATCGTAGCTCCTGCACAGTACTACAACTTGGTACAAGAAACATCAGTCATCAATCGTGACTGGGGTGGAGCTGGTGTATACGCAGAAGGTACAGTGCTTAAAGTTGCTGGTATTCAGATTGTTAAATCTAACAACCTACCAACAACTAACGTAGCTGCAGTATCCGGCGAGAACAACACGTACTCCGGTAACTTCTCAACTACATCCGCACTGGTTATGCAGAAATCTGCAATCGGTACAGTTAAGTTGATGGACCTTGCTGTTGAGCGCACATCTGGCGACTTTGAAGTCATGTACCAAGGTACACTAATGGCTGCAAAATACGCGATGGGCCACGGCATTCTACGTCCTGAGTGTGCAGTAGAAATCAAAACTGCTTAATAATTTAATTTGGGTTGGCTCTTAATTGGGCCAGCCCTTTTTTTTCATATGAGGACATCATGACTAAACCAACGTCCATGACCGAGCTAGAAGCGGTCAACGTCTTACTGACCACCATTGGTGAGGCACCCGTTAACACGCTCGACGGCAACCAAGTAACTGACGTATCGATTGCCAAGCAGGTTCTGAACGAAGTTAGTCGTGAGGTTCAGGCACAAGGGTGGCACTTTAACACCGAACAGAATGTCCCGCTTACTCCAGACACTCTCAGTAACATCGTGATACCTGCAGACACTGCAAGGATCGATGCGAGAGACTTCAATGTAGTAGTCCGCGAGAATAAACTGTTCAACTTGACGGATCGTACCTTTGCGTTTGTATCAAAGATATTAGTAGATATTATCTATTATCAAGACTTCGCCAACTTACCCCAACAAGCTAAGAACTACATCACCACACGCGCAGCCCGTATCTTTGCTGACCGCACTTTAAACTCTGAGACTATCCACAAGATGACCTCAAGAGATGAACAGCGGGCGCTTATCGACCTGAAAGAAATGGAAGGCGATACTGGCGATTTCAATATGATGGATAGCTATTCCGTATCACGCGTAATGAACCGTGGCTTTAATCGTAAGGTGCTGTAATGGGCCTAATTAGTTCAGCTATTCCAAACCTAGTCCAAGGTATATCACAGCAATCTCCTATCTTACGTTTGTCTTCACAGGCAGAGGTAATGGAGAATGCTTTCCCATCCTTGGTGGAAGGTCTACAGAAGCGGCCACCAGCCGAGCATGTAGCTATTATGAGTAACTCGGATACTACGGGTTCCTTCACACACTTAATTAATCGAGACGTTAACGAACGCTACTTCGTGTTTATCAACGCTAGTAATCAATTATCTGTATACGACCTTGATGGTGTGGCTAAGACAGTCACCTATCCTGATGGTACATCATACTTAAACAGTACCACACCATCCGCTGACTTTCGTGCAGTTACAGTGGCTGATTATACCTTCATCGTAAATACGTCTCAGACAGTAGCGATGAACAGCACGACATCCCCCGAGTATCCATTCACAGGTTTGATTGCGGTCAAACAAGGTGATTACAACCAACGCTATACTGTCTACTTAGATGGTGCTGTAGCAGCTAACATCACAACCAGTTCAACTGACCAAATCCAGACACGTACAGATGATATTGCTACAAGACTTGCTTCAGCCATTAATGGACAAGCTAGCTACACTGCAAGAGCTGATGGCTCTACAGTTGTCATCACAAAGACTGGCAACGCTTCGTTTGACCTAGCTACATATGACAGCTTGGGTGACTCCGGTCTCTCAGCAACTGTAGGAACCGTACAGCGTTTTGACGAGTTACCAGACAAAGCACCGCATGGGTATATTGCACATGTTCAAGGTGACCAGACGAACGACTTTGATGATTACTATGTAAAGTTTGTATCAGATAACGGCACACAAACTAACGTAGGCGACGGTACTTACATTGAATGGGTTAAGCCAAACATTGCGTTTGAGTTGGACGCGTCAACTATGCCTCACCTCTTGATACGTCAATCTAATGGGAGCTTTACTCTCGAACAATCCGAATGGGGTGACCGTGCAGTAGGTGATTTAACATCTATCCCAAATCCATCATTCGTTGGTGGTAAGATTTCAGACACGTTCTTCTTTCAGAACCGCCTTGGTTTCTTATCGGGTGAGAACGTAGTCATGTCGAGAACGTCAGAATACTTTGACTTCTTTGGTATTACAGCTCGAACCCTTTTAGATAACGACCCTATCGACGTTGCAGCTAGTAACTCGAAAGTGTCGCTCCTGAAACATGCTATTGCCTTTGACCGGAAACTTCTTCTGTTCTCTGACCAGACACAGTTCATTCTAAAAGGTGCAGATTTTATCACACCAAAGAACACGTCTATTAACACAACCACAGAATACGAAGCTAGTACTTCAGCCCGACCAGCGGCTGCAGGTAGTGTTGTATACTTCCCTGCCAAGCGTGGTGGTTTTACTGCTGTTCGTGAATACTATGTTGTGGATGATACAGACCGTTCAGATGCGCAGGATGTCACATCCCACGTAGCTAAGTATGTTCCTGATGGCGTCTATGAGATGGCCTCAAGTACAGCCGAGAACGCCCTAGTCTGTTTAACGACAGAGGACCAGAGTACCTTGTATATCTACAAGTATCACTGGGCAGGTCGCGAGAAGATGCAATCAGCGTGGTTTAAGTATCGCCTCAATGGTGTTGCTGTAATCAGCGCAGAGTTCATCGAAAGCTCTCTATACATTGTAGGTAATAAGAGCGGTAAGACTATCTTACTAAAGATACAGTTCGACGCTGGTCGCTCAGACGTTAACCAAGACTATGTGACACGCCTAGACTTCCGCTTTGATGAGACAGATGTGACAAAGGTTTACAACGCTGGGACAAATCAAACGACAGTAACCACGCCTTACACGCTGGTCTCTCCGTTGGTTGTTACACGCGGTGCAGCTCAAGGCACAGTAATAGAACCTACCTCCCACTCAAACGGTGTGTTCATTCTGACTGGTGATAAGACCTCAACTGAGTTCTACATCGGTGAGAAATATCTGATGAAATATGAGTTCTCTGAGCCAACACTCAAAGAAGCTACATCATCAGGTGGTCGTGTAGCGATTGCTGGTGGACGCCTACAGATTAAACACTGGTTACTACGTTATCAGGATAGTGGTGACTTCAATATCATCGTTAAGCCTCGAGACTTTGGCGGCGATGGTAACACATACCATTACACTGGACGAACTATCGGCGGTGGTGCCAACGTACTAGGCTCAACCACACTAGCTTCAGGCGACTTCAGGTTTCCTATCATGGCGAAATCTGACCGTGTTCGAGTAATAATCGAAAGTAATAGCCACCTTCCCTGCCAGTTCCTATCGGCAGAATGGGAAGGTTCAATGCACCTTAGATCAAGACGAGTAAATGGATAAACTTCTTACACCAACTACGGTGGAAGATGTTGAGTACATAGCCCCAAGATTACGCCTAGCAGATAAAGATGAGTGCCTTGCCTCTACAGGTAAGGAACCGCTCGGTATCCTGCAGCAAGGTTTAAATCTTGGGGACATCAACCTGACCCTACGCGCACCTAATGGTGACCGCGTGGGTCTATGTGGTGTTGTACCTTCAGCTTCCCTACCCGATGCGGGAGTTGTTTGGATGGTCGCTACAGATGACATCTATCAGCACCAGATAACATTTCTGCGTAATTCAAAGAGAGCCTTACAGTATCTCTCTGAGGACTATCTAGTCCTTTATAACTGTGTCGATGCCCGAAATTCCCTCCACATCAAGTGGCTTCAATGGATGGGCTTCACGTTCATCAAAAAGCACGAAAATTACGGAGCCGAACAACGGCCCTTCTACGAATTTGTGAGGATAAAATAATGTGTGAACCAGTAACACTGGCTACGCTTGGGACTACTCTTTTAGGCACAGGCGCTGCAGCGGGAACAACAGCAGCAGTAGGCGCAACAGCAGCAACAGCAACAGCAGCAACAGCTTCGGCTGCAGCAGCATCTAATACAATGCTAGCCATTCAAGGTGTCACAGCAGGTATCAGTGCGCTGGGCGCTCTGGATGCTGCAGGTCGCCAGAACAAAGGAGCGGCCCAGAACAATCAAGCAGCCCTCGATGCTTACTTTCTAAAGTCTAAGCAGAACCAACTGAGCGTCATCCAAGAACAGACCCAAGCTTCACAACAGAAGCAGGACGCTGGCCTTAAATCAATGAGAGCGCAAGGTACTGCTATAGCAGCCGCAGGTGGTGCGGGAGTTCAAGGCACTAACGTAGCCCAGCTCCTTAACGACTTTGAGCGTTCTGAAGGTCTGATGACCGATAGAGTTCAGCAGAGACTTGAGGGTGTTCAGGCGCAAGCAGC